CACCGCAGGTGATCTCGCAGAAGTTCGGCAGCAGAAACAAGAACCTGTTCCGCTTCCACGCGCTGGATGATGGCGCCTCAGCGACCTTCGATTTCAAGATCTCTATCGAGAACATCAAGAGCTCAAAGGTCGATGGCGACTACGGATCATTCGATGTGATCGTGAGAGACTTCAACGACACGGACTCAAAGCCAGTCGTCCTGGAAGCCTTCCGCGGGCTGGATCTCAACCCAGGATCGAACAACTACATCGCTCGTAGGATTGGTGATATCCACACCTACTTCGACTTCGACAAGTCGGTGGGCTCCCAGAAGCTCGTAATCGACGGCAACTTTGCCAACCTGTCGAAGTACATCAGGGTTGAAGTCTCTTCTGAGGTCTCTGACGCTGGCGTTGACCCCACGGCGCTCCCAGTCGGATTCCGTGGTCCATGGCACTTGGTGACATCTGGCTCCAGCATCATCGGAAATGGCGCATACTCTGCCACATTCCCGCAGAGGCTTGTCCAGCCGCCAATTCCGCTCCGCCAGAACCTCACCCGCGGCACCACACCCAAGACTACCGTCGACTCCACGCTCTACTGGGGCGTCCAGTTCGAGACGGTCGACAGCCTCACGGAGCCGAACAAGAACGCCACAGTAGACTCGAGCTACGCCAGCTTTGCGAAGTACTTCCCGCACTACGCCACTGGCCAGCTGGTCTCCTGGACAGGAGACAATGAGGGCGCGCTCGACGTGACCGGCACAGTTCTAGACGCAGATAGGTTCAACAACAACCTGTTCACGCTCGAGAGGGTCCAGGTTGCCACAGGCTCCGATGCCGATGTGGTCGATTCCGCAGAGTGGGCAGCGGCAACTTACCGCCGCGATGGAACCCTGGCATCCTCAGTCACCAAGAAGAATGGAACCACCCAGGCTGGTAGATTCCTTTCTGTCACGAAGGACTTTGGTGCCTCAGCGAGCCAGAACTTCTTCAAGTTCACGATGTTCATGCAGGGCGGATTCGACGGAGTCAACTCGTTCGACAAGGAAAAGGCTAAGTTTAGCGACATCGCCGCCCAGCGCGAGATGGACGACTCAACGAACCAGGGAGACATCTCGGGACAGACCGTTGCATCCTACCTGAAGGCTATCGATGTGATGGCTGAGAAGTCTGACGTCGATATCCAGATCTTGGCGATCCCCGGCATCCGCACCAACCGCATCACCGATACGGCTCTGGCAAAGGTCGAGGACAGGTTCGACGCGATGTACCTGATGGACATCAAGGAGTACGACACCTACGCTACTCAGATCTCTGATGGCACGACCCAGGTCAACGTCAACAACACCGTCACGAGCTTCAAGTCGAGAAATCTCAACAGCTCATTCGGCGCAGCCTACTTCCCGGACGTCATGATCACGGATCCGAAGACGAGGACAAATGTCCGGTGCCCGCCATCAGTTGCGGTCCTCGGTGCCTTCGCCCTCAACGACAGGGTCGCTTACCCGTGGTTTGCCCCGGCTGGATTCACCCGCGGCGCACTCGCCTCAGTCGTTGAGACCCAGGTGAAGCTCAACCGCAACAACCTCGACTCACTGTACGATGCAGACATCAACCCGATCACGGCGTTCCCGAGCTCGACCGGTGTCGTGGTGTTCGGACAGAAGACGCTCCAGGCGACAGAATCGGCTCTTGACCGAGTCAACGTCAGGCGCCTCCTGATCGACCTCCGCAGAAGGATCCGCACGATCGCAAACTCCTTCATCTTTGAGCCGAACAGGGAGAGCACACTGTCGAGATTCTCGGCAGCGGTCAATCCGGTCCTCCAGAGAGTCCAGCAGCAACAGGGTCTTGATAGATTCAAGGTGATCATCGACACGACGACCACCACGCAGGCTGACGTTGAGAACAACACCATCCGCGGAAAGATCTTCCTCCAGCCCACCCGCGCCGTCGAATTCATCTCGCTCGACTTTGCGGTCACGAACGCTGGTACAGAGATCTAAAAGCAGTATACTTACTTGTAAGTCCAGAGGAGTCCAAGAAAAATGGCCGAGACACTTTCAGTTTCAGATATGTTGCCGAACAAGTTCGAGCCGAAGCGCAAGTTTAGGTGGGTGTTCTCAATTGAGGGCATCGACGCATTCCTAATCAAGACCGCTTCCCGCCCGAACATCACGATCTCCGAGCAGGAAATCCACTTCATCAACTCGAGGCGCTACGTCGCGGGGAAGTCGAACTTCGACGCGATCACAGTGACCCTGTACGATCCGATAGCACCTTCCGGTGCGCAGCAGGTGATGGAGTGGGTCCGCACTCACTTCGAGTCGGTCTCAGGCCGCGCCGGCTACGCTGACTTCTACAAGAGGGACTGCCAGCTCAAGATGCTCGATCCGGTCGGTACCGTGGTTGAACTCTGGGACATGAAGGGCTGCTTCCTCACGAATGCGAACTTCAACGACCTCGACTACTCAGCCGAAGATCCGTCGGAGATCTCTCTCACGATCAGATTTGACAATTGCGTACTGCAGTACTGACAGTTAGATTCTAAACTCTGGACAACTTCGTGGGGCTGGTTTACTGGCCCCACGATTTGTTTTACTGTCTACATGGCTACGTTACAGTTTCCAATAACTTGAGGAGAAACAGTGGAAGATAGGTCTAGGAAAAACGAAATCTTTGGCGGAAATGCACCCGCTGGTGTTCCCACCAGAAATGTCATGAAGGACGACTTTGGATTTGAGGTCCCGACTGAGGCGGTGCCGCTTCCATCGAACGGTCTCGTCTATCCTGTCGAGTCCGCCATGCACAAGAAGGAGCTCGTCTCGATCCGCGCAATGACGGCTCGTGAGGAAGACATCCTCACCTCGAAGGCACTGATCAAGAAGGGCACAGTCATCTCTGCCCTGCTCAAGTCTGCCATCCTCGAGGACGGATTTGACCCCGATGAGATGCTCTCTGGTGACCGCAACGCGGTGATGATCGCACTGCGCATCACGGGCTATGGCACCTCCTACAAGGCTGAGGTCGACTGTCCCGCCTGTGGTGAGCGCTCCAAGCAGGACTTTGACCTCTCTGAACTCCCGATCAAGCGCCTCGACATCGATCCGGTCTCTCCCGGCGCCAACCTGTTCGAGGTCGAGCTCCCGGTCACCCACAAGAAGGTCCGCTTCAAGTTCCTCACTGGCCTCGATGAGATGGACCTCGCCGCCGTCACCGAGCGCCGCAAGAAGCTCGGTCAGGTCTCTGACAACCTGGTCACGACCCGGCTCCAGTACGCGATCCAGTCGATCGACGGCATCAACGACAAGAACAAGATCCAGATGTTCATCAAGAACATGCCTGCAAAGGACTCTCTGTTCCTCCGCCGCTTCATTGATGAGAATGAGCCTGGCATCGAGATGAAGGGCTGGATGGATTGCACTTCGTGCCACGAGCACTCGGAGGTGCGCCTCCCGCTAGGGGCCAGCTTCTTTTGGCCTGAGTCCTGAAGACAAGAACATCTTCCTCGAGCAGGTCTTCCTTCTGATGTACTACATGGGATTCAGCTACTCTGAGTCCTATGACCTGCCAGTCTGGCAGCGAGTGTGGTTCATCGAGCGGATCAATAAGGAGATCAAGGAGAGCCAGGGACAGAGCCGCGCAGCTGATCAGAACACGCCAGACACAAGGGCAATGATGAATAGAGCCAGGTCACAAGTCCCTTCGAAGCTTAGGAGATTCACATAGCCGAATAGTTATGAGGAGGAGCAAGCATGAGCACCCAAAAGAAACTCTTCGGCAGTGCGGCCGCGTACATCATGGGAATGAAGCCTCTGGTCGAGGTGAAGGGGACGAAGGAGCAGGTCAGCGCCTTCAAGGAAGTCCTCGTCGCCTCACGGAGGCTCTATGAGTCTCTGCAGACCGATGACCTCGACCTTGTGAAGAGGAACATCGACCAGAAGAAGCAGGCAGCGCACAGATTCCACAAGGCGACTGGGATTCAGTGGCCTCTCTGATAAACTCTCAGGCACAGTTTGAAGTTACACCCATCTGACAGAGAAGTGAAGCAGAGGTAAATCAGTGGCCACAGAAAAGGAACTCAAATCGCAGCTTGAGATCATGCAGGAGCTCAACGCGAGCGTGCGTGAGTTCGCGGCAAATCTCGCCAAGGCCACCACTGAGCTCTCCAAGCAGAGTGGGATCTCGAAACAGCTGAACGAGAACCTCCGGAGCGGACTCAATCAGACCCCTGGAGATGGGCTCAAGGACGCTACGGCGGCAATCCAGGATGCCGCAAATGCCGCAACCCAGGCGCAAGAGAACACCAATGGCATGACTGGTGCGATCGATGATGCCAGCCGCCAGACCCAGAACTTTGGCCGCACCTCGAAGGGTGTTTTCAAGGAAGTCAAGAAGGACGGCATAAGCCTGACATCAGTGTTCAAGAGCATGGGCTCAGGAATCATGTCCCTGAGCGGGTTCGCGATCAATGTCGGCAAGAGCTTGTTCAATGTGTTCAGCAAGGCATCTGACTTCCTGATGGACAAAGCCCTTGAGATGATGCAGAATGGCCAGCAGATAACCCAGGCGTGGGAGAAGGTGCGCGGAGAGTTTGGAAACTTTGAGAGCACAGCTGGCAATATTAAGCAGGCGTTCAATACCATGGACGACGCTGGTTCAGCGCTCAACCAGACTGGCCTCGGCATGGGCGCAATCTTTGGATATGGCGCCGAGGGCATCGCCGCTCGCATTGAGTTCGTCGCAGAGATGGCAAGGGGCGCTGGAGACAGGTTCATCCTCCTCGCAGACCAGTTCAAGGACTTTGCTGACGAGGCGGCAGTGCTCAACAAGGCAATGGGCCTATCTGGCGAGTCGATCGCAAACCTCGCGATGTCCGCGAAAGCCAACGGAGAGACCGTCGAGAGCGCTCTCCAAGAGGTGAGCCGCATGGGCGCCTACATGGAGAAGACCATGGGCGTCAGCGCGAAGGCGGTCGGCAAGAACTTCAATGAGATGGCAGGCGACATAGAGACCTTCGGTGGCATGTCGAGGAAGGAAATGGCGGCGACGGCTGCATTTGCCGCCAAGCTTGGCGTGTCCGTGAAGGCACTTCAGGGAATCGTTGGAAAGACTGATGACTTTGAGTCTGCGGCAAAGGCGGCAGCAGACATGGGTGCCACGTTCGGCATGCAGATTGACGCCATGAATCTCATGTCGGCTGATCCTGGCGAGAAGCTCCAGATGATCAAAGACGCCTTCAATGAGACAGGCAAGTCCTTCGAGCAGATGAGCCGCCAGGAGAAGGCGCGCCTCGCTGACATCTCTGGAATGGATGTCACCAATCTCGCTGCCGCGCTTGACCCATCAAATGCGGCAGTAAACCTAGATGACTTCCAGACCGCCGCAGAAGAGGCGGCAGATGGTGCAATAACCCAAGAGGAGGCGAACCTCCGGCTCGCAAAGTCGATCGAAAAGATGACAGCCTCGTTGGAGGGTCTCACCAGCGGAGGGTTCCTCGACAACTTCCTGAATGGCATGATGAAGGGCATCATGAACAGCGAGGAGATGAGGGAAATTCTCAAAGCTGTCGGTCAGTCAATGAAGATCGTGTTCAACGCTGGGCGAGAGGTCGGCAAGATGCTCGCGACCATGATAGGCCCCGATGGAGCTCTCAGTGGAATCGGCAATGCCCTCAAGGCCTACTTTGACCCAGGCGCTATGAGCAAGCGTATGGAGGGCGTCAAGGCAGCGTTCAAGAGCTTCACGGAGATGCTGAAGAAGGACCCCCGCAAAGCCGTCAAGGACCTGCTCACGAACCTGAAGGATACGCTGTTTGGTAGTAGCAGTGGAATGGGCGCCACGATAAAAGACGGTCTCAAGAAGACGGCAGTCACCATCGTCAAGGGCTTGGGCGGTCTGCTAGAGTTCGTGATTGAGGGATTTACCAATCTCATCAAGAGCTTCGTGAACTTCTTGAAGAAGGACAAGAAGACTGCAAAGACCGCGGGTGGTGGACTCGGTGAGATGCTGGCAAACGCGTTTGCCGATATCGGTCCCAAGCTGAAGGATGCGGCAGTTTCGCTTGGCCAGACGCTCATGGATCTGTTCAAGGTAGTCTGGGAGAAGTACGGAAACAAGATCATGACTGTCATGGGTGTTGGTCTTGGTGCTGTGATGCTGAAGTACCTCGGATCTGCAATCCCGTTCGGCAAGATTGCCGGCGCGTTCAAGGGCGTCTTCGGCAAGATCACTGGCATGTTTGGCGGAATTGCAGGCGGGGCAGCAGGCCAAGACGCGAAGTCCCTGCCAGAGACGCTGGGCGAGCTTGGCCAGGGCGTAGGAAAGGGAGTCCAGGGTTTCACGGACGGCATCAAAGACGTCAAGCTCAAAGATCTCGCATACGCGGGCCTGGTATTTGCTGGCCTCGCGGTTCTTTTCTCTGCAGCTCTAATTCCATTTGCTGGTGCCCTAAATCTCGCAATGCAGGCTGGTGGCGCTGCGCTTGAAGACCCGCTCAAGGTTGTCGGATTCATGCTTGCAGTTTACCTTGCCGTGAAAGCTGCCGCGGCAGCAATTGAGTCTGCAAAGAAAATCAGCGTTTCTGACGTCGGTAAAGCAATACCTGGATTACTTGCGATTGGCTTAGTATCAGTTGCTCTTGGATATGTTGGCAAAGAAATATCAAATATGATCAATGCTTCTCCTGATATTCCGCTTGGCAAGACTTTAAAGTTCTTGCTAGCCTTGTCTGCCGTATTCACTATGGCGATGGTGGCAGTCGTTGCAGCAATCGTAATCGGATCTCTTCTCTCTGGCCCGCAAGCCCTCCTTGCTTTGGCAGGCCTTGCAGGAATTGCGCTGATGACCGCCGGATTGGGATTAGTGGGCTTTGAGATTTCAAACATGATCAATGCTTCTCCCGATGTCCCTCTCACTAAGACAACTTCGTTCCTTGCTGTACTCGGTGGAGTAATGGCTGCTATTGGAGCTATAATCCCGATTGCTGTAGTACTTGGAATAGCTTTAGCGGCATCAGGCGGTATGATAAAATTTGCATTTGACTACGCTATAGACTTAATGGGAAGGATATCCAAAACGATCATATCGATTGTTGAGTCTATAAGCCAAATCCCTGAATCAGAAGCAACTAAAGCTGCAAAACTGATGCCCACGATAAAAGACATCGTTGAGGTCATCGGCAAGGGATTGGTGGCAGTCATCGGAATTGGCCTGATAACGATGCTCAAGGGCGGCAAGGAAGCCATCGAAAATGGAATGAACCTCGTCAATAGCATCATGTCGTCTCTCACAAAGACTCTGGCTGATGCTCTAAGCTATATCAACACTGTCGTGACTGGCGACCCAGCCGAGGTAGAGAAGAAGGTCACGATCGTTGCACAGCTGGTCGGCGCTCTTGCCCCAATCACAGATATCGTCAAGGCAGGACTCGAGCTCGCCAAGGTCGATGCCTCTGAGGCTGCAATGGCAATCAACGCAGCGACCGGACTCGCGCGGACGATGACAAAGGGTTTGGGAGACCTGGTGACAACTCTGGTCCAGATGACGCAGAGCCTCTCAGAGGGCGACATCAAGAAGGCTGGTGCCGTCGCCCAGATACTCGGCGCCGTCGGACAGATGATGTCTGGCATAAAG